CTCATCAGAATCCCACGGTGCTGATTCTTTCTTAGATGAAGGTGCACTTACAGTCTTTGATGCCTTAGGTGCAGGAGTTTCGTCCTCATCCAAATCAGTCAAAGATGCATTCTGCACTGCACGTGCACTTCCGTCAAGTGCCAATACACGGTAGAGCTTTTGCTTCAATTCGTCATATGGCTTGAAGTGTTCTTCTTTCAAGAACTCTTGCAATGAGTGTTCAGACTTCCACAGCTTTTCCAACTTTGCATCGTCATCCATCAATGGCTCTGGCTTATCGAATTCAGACTTGTCATAGTTACGATATCCTTCTACATTGCGGATCTTTAGCTTGAAACTTGCACCCGCCCACATATCGAACGGGTTCACAGGATCTTCATCCTCAAACTCAGGATTCATTGCAGCATTCAACTTATCAAAGATTTTCTTACCGTACTTGTACAGAAATACTTTACCTTCGTTCTCTGGATGTGCTTTATCACTAACAACGTAGATGTTGCTAATGAAGTTTAATTTACGCTTTTGTTTGCGTACTTGATCTTGATTTGCTTGAACACCGGTAGCCCATAGTTGACTATTATATTCAGAAACAGGATCTTGCTTACCAATTGTAGTAAGCGACTTTTCGATGTACCATTGACCGCCTGGACCTTTGAAGCCGTGATCAAAGATACGAACAAACGGGACATCTTCACCATCAGGTGCTGGCAAGAACCTGATCACAGCAAATCCGTTACCGGACTTATCTACTTCTGGTTGCCAAAAGCGATTATCATTCTCGCGGCCTCCACCTTCCGGTGTTGCGAGCTTGTTTACTTGCTGGGTGATTTTCTCGAGACTAGTCTTAGAAGACTTTTTGAGATTTGCAAAAGACATACGTATACTCCTTATATTTAATGTATTTAATGTATATTAACTTATCCACTTACCGCATAACAATGATATTATATATCCTTCCTTAAAACGGGTCAACACTATTACTTGACCAAACAACCATTACAATCATGACAGTTGGAATGATGGAGATTGGTTGCCAATAGATACTTTGGACCTGATACTGGTTTGTTGCCTCTGTGAGGAAAGAACCAGTACGGAGGAAATATTACAACAGATCCTTTTTTAGGTTTGAACGATACTCCGAGGTCAGGAAAGTCTGTCTCACCACCCTCTTCAACATCATTCAGATAACAGAATATATTCATAAACCTAGCGCTACTACAAACACTATCTGCATCACAGTGAATTTTAAATTCATCTATTCCGTTGTTTTCATACTTTTTAATTCTTAAAAATTCAAACGTATAATTTCTTGGAAAAAAGTTGTTCTGAAGAGGAAATTCATTCTTGTAACGATCCGCTGCCTTGCCAAGCATAGTAGCTACGTGATTGTTAAATCTAACGTGTTCTTGCTCATTAGAGAATGTTGTAAACACTAGCTCTGAAAAGTCTGGTGCCTGATCGTAGAATCCGTGATGATACTCAGTTGCATGCTCCTTACCGTACTTGTCATAAAACTCAACAAAGTAATCACAGTAGTGATCTGGAACAACGTTGGGATAACATTTAATCAAATCAATTAGTTGCATGCCTAAATCTTTCTATCAATATTTGTTTATATTTGTCATTATATTCAATAAACGGAGTCAGTTTCAACAATTTATTCTTCTCTTGACTCCATATTGGATCAGTACCCATGTTCTTAGACCAATAACCAAAATACCGTTGAATGTGGTTGATGATTATAATAGTCTCAGCACATATCTCTTTAGAAAGATACCTTTTGAAAAGTATTGGATGCTGGTTGTCAACTACCTTTAATGATTCAATTAACCCGTCTAGCTTATCAAGATCGCTCTTGAACACATATGAGAGGGATTCCTTGCGTTTAAGCCAGTCCTTATATGCTTTCTCAGCAACTTGCTCATTAACCAAATCACCTACCCACTTATCCTCAATGACTAAGTTTGCAACAAGAAAGCCTATAATATCCTTGTGCTTTGCTAGCTTGGTAAAGAAGATTCTATCAGACCGTTTTTCAAAAGACTCGTAAGATGCTTTGACCTTACCGTTGTATTTGAAGTAGTCGTAAGATGTCGACTGGAAATGTCTTTTGAGAGCGCAGTATTTAAGATACGCTTCGTAGTCAGTCATAAGGGGAGTTGCGTGGTCTTTGGTAGGTAGTTAAGTTTCTCAGCTTCAAGCTGAATCGATGCTTTAAGTTTTGAATTATTTCTAATCAAAGATGCTGCAGTCTCAACATCCAATCCTTTTTGTTCACAAAAGTAAATTACAGCATCAATGTATTGCATGTCTTTGGTATACACAATATGTTCGATCTCTTTTGTAAACTCTACTATACTGACAAAACTTAGATCTTGTATCATATCAAACGAAGAAAATTAAACCAAGGAGAATTGCTTGTGTAGCAAATCCTAAACCAATCGTTACCAACATGAGCATGTCTTTCAAAATAGCTGATCTAAGGAAGTAAAGCAATAACCCACCCCATACCATCAAAGTAATATCCAAAGGCGGCATACGGTCTGTAGCATGCGCCATTACAGCAAAGAAACCTGGAATCGTAGAAGCCATTATACAAATGACGCTTATCCATGCTATTGTATCGGCAGAAGTCTTTGAGAACCCATCAAAATATTGAAGGAGTTTTTCTTTAATTAAATTAAGTTTTTCCATTAGTTCTTTGTCCGTAAAAAATATGACGACCGATTTGTGTTATCTTTGGAAGCTTCCAGTTTGGATTGATGTAATCCGCGTGATAAAAATAAGCATTCTTGATTGACGATAATCTAAAGTCTTCCAACAATACCTTCTTAGCAACTTCCATTGATTCTTTGTAAAGTCCGTTGTGCTTGACAGTCGGGCCATTCAAACAATACCATGAAAACTGACATATCACCTTACCATACACAACATTCTTTTGGTAGACAACATCACATATATCTGATGGATACTTACCAGATTCAGCCCTATTTATTGTCACCTGAGCAACTGCCACCTTACCTTCAAAAGGCTCTGTTGCGGCTTCAAAGTATATGTTCTTAGCTAGGCATGTGAGCTGCCTTTCACGCTCAGCCATAGAGACTGGACTATTGAATTGTTGGTCTTGTTTATAAGATTGAATTTTGCTTGAAGTGTACAGGCTGATAGCATAAAGTGTTAAAGCTAAAAGGAATACTTTGAACAAAATATTTGAGACGTGTACCATCAGCTCTCCTTCTTTGAAAGAGATATCTTAGTAGAGGATGTTTTTGTTTCTGTTTGAATATTTGACACAAAACCATTCAACAGCTGTGCCTTGTTGATGACATCGGTTTCGGATGGGTAGGGTGGGTACGGTGGATGTTCTGGAATTGGAAGTCCGTTCAGCTTGGCTGAATCAACCTTTACATTCCAGTCTGCGCTGAGACGATCCTTTTCTGAAAAGTAAGAATCGGTTAGCATATCTTTTGCCATTTTCAAAAGGTCAAGCCTTATTTCAAAAGGTGTCATATTTGACATTAGTTCTCCTGTGTTGTGTAAGTGTGTGATAGGTTATTCTGTTACGAGGAAACCTACCGAAACCCTAAGCAGTGTTTAGGCTGCTAATGCGAACTGTTCGTCGTTTGCGTTTACGGATTTTGCTTGATTAACGGTCATCGCCTACCGTGCTGTCCACTCTGCTACTTGTTGCCCTGTCGAAACCAATTCAGGCCCATTATAAAACACACTACCGTGGCGTGTAAGGGTTTTCACCTTCTATTACGTTTTTACAACAACCCCGACTTCAGGTGACCGGAACCTCGTTTTGCGTAATGTGTTTTATGGTGGACCTGCCGGCATCGAAGCCGGGTCCAGAACACTTTTCTCTTTGCTTCATACAGCAATAGCGCTAATTATACATTAGACCTTAGTATTTATCAACCTGTCTCTATATTTATATGTCCAATTTGAATAACACCGTCCCAACCGTGTCCCTGTTCACTACGGCCACCAGAACAAGAGAACTGTGTATCAAATTCATGTACGTGACCACCATTCAAAGTATTTTCGTCACTAGACTTAATATCGGAAACCAAGATACAACCAATCAATCCAGCATCAACGCCGTACTCGTTTTCAGCTTCGTCATAATATCCACCATCACCATATTTAGTATTAAAAGATACAAACTTACGTCCGTCTTTTAACTCAAATAGTCCTTCATTAGCTCCGTGATCATCACGTCCTTTGAAGAAGAGGCCACACACCTCATCCCACTCTTCATGCATCACATAACACAAATCACCAACCCAGTATTTACCAGCGGGCATCAAATCAGTTTTCATAATATATCCTTATAAGTTGGGTGGCTCTAGGCCACCCCGTTCAATCAAGCAGCTTCAGCCATTTCAACTGCAGTTTCAAGAGCTTTCACTTTCAGAGCCTTGTTAGGACCATACCAAGCAGAAGCCAAACGACCTTCTTGAGTACGACCAAGATGATGGTCGGTCAAATAAGTCACAGCATTGAATGCAGACCACCATGAACCCTCAGCATACTTGGCTCCAGGTTGTGTTTCAAGAGCCATCATAGCGAGAGTTGCAGATTGTGACATCTCTTTCTTAGCCTTTGTATCTTCGTTCTTAGAACGACCGTAGGCATTAACAGGGAAGATACGGTTGAAATAGTCCTTAACTGACTCTTCCTTGAACTTCTTGGAACCCAAGAACTTAGCCATCTCTTTATACTTCGCTAATTTGTCTGATGCAATACCCAAAGTCTCTTTCACAGAGTCACCATTGAAAGTAGTACGGTGAGATACTTTAACACCGTTGTTTGCTTTTACTGACAGCGACAATGTCAATGTGTTATTACATACAACACGGATCGGTGTAAAGCGAACGTCAATTGATTGACCAAACTTATGTGGAAGAGTAAACAGCAAATAGCTATCAACAACGTCACCACCAAACAATTCGAACGATTCCTTTACCTTAGCAAGAGCCCACACAATCTGCCCATCACGAAGAGATCCAGCAGTATGCATTGCCATGTCACCAGATACTACAAAGTCGTTGAAGAACTCAAATGCATCATGATTCTGCAATGGATTCCAGTCTTTAGATACAACATCAAGAATGGAGTTATCTGAGCTACGAACTAGCGCATCTTTGCCAGTGTAGATTTGCTTACCATCGATCTTGGCAAAAGTAGGAATCTTTTCTACTGTCCAATCAAGATCAGCAGCTTCTAACATCTGAGCAGGAGATAGATCAGCAGGAACTGCCTTACCAAGACCATGCCAAGGAGTTTCACCAGAGTAAGCAATTGTTTCAATCATATGAGCCATTTTTCATTTCCTTTAAAAAGAGGGTTTCAGTTAACTAACACCCCCATTATATAGTTCAAACGGTTTGAAGTCAACAGTCATCAAAAAACCCGCATTTCTGCGGGTTTCAGAAGTCCAACTTAAGCTGTGGTTCTGGAATTTCGTCCAATGCAAAGAGGATTAGCTTGATTGTATTGTCGTAATTGCCAAAATGGTACACTGGAATACCACCTGCAGCACCCCATTCTTGTATATTACTTGGTTTATCGTCAATCAAGATGTCACCAGGACGTGCCCATTTTTGTTTATCTTTGCTAAAAGGGCCGAAATTTACAGGGGTATCCGGAAAAAAGTCGTTTATCCAGTCTAATTTGTCCTGTCTTGCTGATGGCATCGTCGTTTGACGAGGGATAGCTGTCAAAAATTCGACATTGACACGTGATGCAAAGCTCTTACATAGCCCAACCATCCTGACAGAATCTTCAATTAGCGGAAGGTGACGGTATAAGTTGGGAATTTTAGCTAAAATATCCCATTCCGTACTAGTCAGGTCTTCTTGATCCCATCCAATTTGGCGACCGAGTATGTTTGACACATGAGAATTGAAGTCTGCAACGACTCCGTCCATGTCAATATAGATTGTTCTACGTTTTTTGTTCAAATTTTTCATTATTACGAATCTTTTTTTTCAGCTGGCGAGTTAAGAATTCCTCAGTAAATTCTTTTTCAACCAAGTTAAAGGCAATTTCTTCTGGGAATCCGGGATACCTTGAGTTTGGATCCCTGTTTTTATCTAACATCCATGAGTTATAGTGTTTCATCTTCCGCTCAATAAAACCTCTATCCTTATACATCTCTTTCACCTTCAAATAAAAATTT